GACAACGGAACAGCAAGCGCTGGCAGAGATGCCGATCTGGTTAGTGATTGTCCTCGCTCTGGTCGGCGGAGTGTCCGGTGAGATGTGGCGGGCAGACAAGGACGGTATGCACGGCTGGTCACTGGTGCGGCGCCTGGCTCTGCGCTCCGGCGCCTGTGTTGTATGCGGGCTCTCCACCATGATGCTGCTCTACGCGGCTGGTGTGTCGATCTGGACCGCTGGCGGTTTTGGCTGCCTCACAGCAATGGCCGGTGCGGATGTCGCGATTAGCCTGTACGAGCGCTGGGCTGCTAAACGCCTGGGAGTCTGTGACGTACCACCGGCTGGCACCGGCGAACATGGCCAGTGATGACCGAGGTAGCAGCGCAGAGCGCGGTTACGGGTACCGCTGGCAGAAGTCGCGCGATGCCTTCTTGCGGGCCAATCCGTTGTGCTGCATGTGCTCGACGGATCTTCGTCCTGTCGCCGCAGCCATCGTTGACCACAAGGTGGCGCCGAGGCTGAAGGACGCAAAGGCCAGCGGTGATGCCGAGCGTATCAAGGGGGCCTGGAAGCTGTTCTGGAATAGCTCGAACTGGCAGCCGCTCTGCAAACTTTGCCACGACTCGACCAAGCAGCGGCTCGAAAAATCCGGACGGATGGTGGGCTGCACGGCTGCTGGCCTACCCCTCGACCCCAAGCATCACTGGAATCGGCGCTGACCCGAACTCACGGGAAAATGCACCGGGTTGGTGCGAATAGGCGCTGCCTATGGGGAGGGGGGACGAAAATGTTTTTTACTATCCGTAGCTAGACCGCCACTCGCCCTCCGTCCGCAAAATGCGGGAAAAATGAGGAGGGGGGGGTATCGATTTCGAGGGGGTAAACATGGCAGGAAACGGAAATTCCGGGCGTCCTGCGAAGCCCGCATCATTGCACATTCTGCAGGGCAATCGCAGCAAGAAAAACTTCGAGGAACTGCTCGAAGAAATCAAGTCACCAGCGGTGCCAGTGGCTGCGCCGCCGATGCCCGACGTGCTTAGCGATGACGCCGTGGCCGAGTGGGAGCGGTTGATTCCGGACCTGATGGCGCTGGGCCTGGTTTCGACTCTCGACCAGATGGCCTTGGCGACCTATTGCCAGGCGTATGCCGACTGGCTGCGTTACCAGCGCTTGATCGCTGCCCGCAACGCGAAGTCGGACGACGAACTGGGCGGCGACATCCAGACGTTCAAGACTGGCGCCCAGCAGATGCACGTACTGCGGCAGTTGGCGAACGATGCTGAAAAGCGCGCGAACGCCGCAGGCGCGCAGTTCGGGTTCTCTCCCATGGCCCGCCGCAACCTGAAAACGGCCCCGGCGCCTCAAGGTGAGCTTTTCCCGAATGAGCAACGAGACGCCGCAAACCGATTCTTCAACTGATGACCGGGTGACGGCCTTCGCGCATGCCGTGTTGGCACATGAGATTGTCGCCGGTCCCGATGTACGCAATGCGTGCGCACGACACCTGCGGGACTTGGAGCACGGTCCGGCTCGCGGTTTGATCTGGAAACAAGAGGCGGCTGATCGGGCCATCGACTTTTTCGAGGAGGTCCTTTGCCTCAATGGCGGCGACTATGAGGGGATGCCGTTTTTCCTCGCGCCGTGGCAAGCCTTTGTCGTGGGCAGTCTGTTTGGCTGGATGACCGAGGACGGTTATCGCCGATTCCGCCTGGCGTACATCGAGACTGGCAAAGGGTCGGGGAAAAGCCCGTTGGTGGCGGGTATCGGCCTGTATGGCCTGGTATCGGACGGCGAAAACCGCGCGGAAATCTACGCTGCCGCGACCAAGCGCGATCAGGCCATGATCCTGTTCCGCGACGCGGTGAGCATGGTCAGCATGTCGCCGCACATGTCCAGCCGCGTGGTCCAGTCGGGGCGTGATGAGAAGGTCTGGAGCCTCTACTACCCCAACACCAAATCGTTTTTCAAACCGATCAGTGCTGACGAAGGGCAGTCCGGCCCGCGCCCGCACATCGGCCTGCTGGACGAGCTGCACGAACACAAGACCGCCACCACCGTGAACATGATGCGCGCCGGTACCAAGAACCGGCGTAAGGCAATGGTGGTGATGATCACAAACAGCGGATCGGATAAGAAGACGGTCTGCGGCCAGTACCACGACCTCGGCGTGCGGATCTGCGCAGGACAGGAAGAGGACGACAGTTTCTTTGCTTTCATCTGTTCTCTGGATGAGGGCGATGACCCGTTCAAGGACGAGTCCTGCTGGCCGAAGGTCAACCCGTCGCTGGACTACATCGCGCAAGGGCAGGTCGATGGCATTCCGGGTCGCAAGTATCTGCGCGAGCAGGTCACGTCGGCGCGGGGCCTGCCTGCTGCGGAATCGGTGGTTAGGCGCTTGAACTTCTGCGAATGGACCCAGGCGGATTCACCGTGGATTTCGTGGGACGTCTGGAGCCAGGCGGGCGAGCGCGTCCCCATGCGGATGCTGCGCGACCGGCCCTGTGTGGGTGGCCTCGACCTGGCCAGTACCACGGACCTGACATCGTTCACGCTGTTGTTCTATCCAACAACGGCTGACCCGCACTGGCGGCTTCTGCCGTACTTCTGGATACCGGACCACGATCTCGCCGAACGCGAAAAGCGCGACAAGGTGCCGTATTCGCTGTGGATCAAGCAGAGGGAGCTGGAGACAACGCCAGGCCGGGCGATCAGCAAACTCTACGTGCTGCGCCGGATGCAGACGATTTGCGCGTATTTCGACGTGCGCAAGATCGCCTATGACCGCTGGCGGATCGAGGACTTGAAACAGCTCATGATCGAGCACTCCATCGATCTGCCGGAAATGATCCCGTTCGGGCAGGGCTTCAAGGACATGGGGCCAGCGGTCGACGAGTTCGAGCGCCGGTTGCTGGGCCTTCCTGCGAAGCCTGAAACAGGCGTCATCGATCTGTCGCCAGATGACTATGAGCTGGTGAGCGAAGTGCCCGACGCAGAGATTGCCACTGACGTGCCGGACGTTGAAACCCTGCGCCACGACAACAATCCGGTCATGACCTGGTGCGCCGGTAACGCGGTGATCGTCAGCGATCCGGCGGGCAACCGAAAGGTCGACAAGGCCAAGGCCACCGGCCGCATTGACGGCATCGTCGCGGGCCTGATGGCGACAGGCTTGAGCGGCACGGCCATCGAAGGCAGCGGCAAATCCATTTATGACGAAGGGGCGGGCATATGAACTATCTCGGGCTACTGGCCTGGCTCGTCGGATTGGCGGGCTTCGGTCTGCTGGTGGCGGGCGTGGCACTGCTCAGTGTTCCGGCGGGCTTTATCGCTGCCGGGGGCGGGATGCTGGTGTGGGCCTATTTGGCAGATCAAGCGGCAGCCACATCGGCGCCAGTCCATGACGACGGGGGTGGTTGATGTTCTTCAGCAAACAACGCGGATCGGCACAGGGCGCTGTATCCAGCCCGGACGGCAGCGTCTGGCGAGGCCTGATCGGTTCCGGCCGCAGCAGCTCCGGCGTGCGGGTGACGCCGGAGTCGGCGCTGGCGGTGCCGATCATTCAGAACTGCGTCACCCTGCTGGCCGAAAGCATCGCGCAACTGCCGCTTGAGCTGTATCGACGCACCGACAACGGCCAGCGTGACGCCGCGATCTACCATCCGCTGTACGACGTTCTGCGTTATCAGCCCAACGGCTTCCAGACGCCGTATGAACATCGCGAAGGCAGTCAGATGGCGGCCGGGCTGCGGGGCAATAGCTACAGCTATATCGACCGGCGCGACGACGGCAACGTGGTCGCACTCTGGCCGATCCACAACGACAAGGTGATTGTGTGTAAGGGCAGCGACATGCTGCCGTATTACCAGGTCGGGACGTTCGAGGATCGACTGCCGATGCGGCTGATCCACCACGTTCGCTGGCAGTCCCACAACTTCTATGAGGGGCTGTCGCCGATCATGCTGCACGCCGAGGCCGTTGGCCTAGCCCAGGCGGTGCGGCAGTACACCGGCAAGTCGTTTGCCAACGGTGCGACCGTCTCGGGCGTGATCGAACGGCCGCGCGAGGCTCCGGCGATCAAGGATCAGGGATCGATTGATCGGGTGCTTGATCAGTGGGGCAACAAGTTCGGTGGCATGGACAATGCCAAAAAGGTGGCGATGTTGCAGGAAGGCATGACCTTCAAGCCCGTCTCCATGACCAACGTCGATGCCGAAGTGGTCGACATCCTCAAGCTGTCCGGCGTCGACTGCGCGCGGATCTACAAAATCCCGCTGCCGATGGTGAACGACCTCGACAAGGCCAACTACAACACCATCGAGCAACTGCTGATTCAATTCGTGGTGTTCGGTCTGCTGCCTTGGGTCAAGCGTCATGAGCAGTCGATGATGCGCGATTTCTTGTTGCCGAAAGACCGGCGCGACTACTTCATCGAATTCAATCTGGCGGGCCTGCTGCGCGGTGACCAGAAGAGTCGTTACGAAGCCTATGCCATCGGTCGTCAGTGGGGTTGGCTGTCGGTCAACGACATTCGGCGTCTTGAAAACATGCCCCCGGTCACCGGCGGTGACACCTACCTGCAGCCGCTGAACATGGTCGATGCAGGCAAAGGAAAGCCTGACCTTAGTAATCCATCCGTGCGGGCGCAGCTGGAGCTGCAACAGCGCGAAATCGAAAGGATGCTTGCGCAATGAAACAACATCTCAGGGCATCCGGCCTGCTGTTCAATCAGCCACTGCTGGTGACCCCCGACATGCTCGACCTGGGCGTGCGCTGGGCCAATCAGGCCATGAACCTCAACATTATCAACCTCGGCGGGAGCGGGGCGCGGCTCGGTTTCTACGACGACGAGGCCGAGGATCGTGCCGTGTTGCAGGCCGAGCAGGAACGGGCCGCGCTGGCCTCCACCGGCGTACAGGTGCTGCCGGTCCATGGGTTTTTGGTGAGTCGGGGTAGCCACCTCAACGCCTGCGAGACGATGACCAGCTACGAAGGCTTACGACAGCAGATGCGGCAGGCCATCGCCGATCCTCTGGTTGAACGTATCGCGCTGGACATCGACACGCCGGGCGGTTCCGCCGTGGGCGCGTTCGAGCTGGCGGCCGATATCCGGGCCATGTCATTGATCAAGCCCATCACCGGCGTCGTCAACTTCATGGCCTACAGCGGGGGCTACCTGATCGGCAGCGCATGCAGCGAACTGGTGGTCAGCCAGACCAGCGGCGTCGGTTCCATCGGCGTCATCGCGAGTCACATGGACCGGTCGAGGCAGCAGGAAAGCCAGGGCGTAAAAGTGACCACGGTATACGCCGGGGCGCACAAGAACGACCTGAGCCCCAATGAGCCGCTGACGGAACAGTCGATGAAATTCCTGCAGGATCTGGTGCAGGAGAGCTACCAGCTCTTCGTCAACGCCGTGGCCGACTATCGCGGCCTGAGCGTTGAAGCCGTCAAGGCCACCGAGGCAGGGCTGTATCGCGGTCAGCAAGGGATTAACGCCGGTCTGGCTGATCGCCTGCAAAGCCCCCAGGACGCGGTCGACGACCTGTCGCGCGTCGTCGCTCAGGTCCGGGCACAACGGCAGTCCGGCCGCATTGGCTTGCGCGCTTCGGCGCTGAATATTCAAGCAACACTCTGACCGCGTTCGCGGCAGTGACCTCTCACCCGCTCCGGCGGGTTTTTTTATGCCCAGGAGGCACCATGTCCCTTGTCACTCAATTGCGAAGCGAACGCGCCACGCTGAACGCTGCTGTCCAGGTTCTGGCGCAGATCGAGGCCGGTGGCGGCAGTCTGACCGCAGCACAGCTCTCGGAATTTGCGGATCTCGAAGTCAAGATCAACGCCATTACCGATAAAATCAGTCGCGCCGAGGTCGCTGAGCGCCTTGCAGCGGCGTCAGCAGTACCCGTCAACGAATCGGCCCAAGGCATCAACGGCCCGCCCGGAAGTATTTCTGGCCCGTTCAACGAACAGACCAAGCCTGGTGTAGCGATGGCCCAGATGGTCCGGCTCATGGTTCAGGCCGGTGGTAATCAGCAGGCCGCTGCGGACCTCGCGAAAACCGGTGGTTACGGTGCCGATGTGCATATGGCGCTGTCCACTGTGACGCCCGGCGCGGGCGGTGTGCTGGTGCCGGAAAACTTCAGCACCAGTGTGATCGAGTCGCTGCGGCCCAACTCGGTGGTACGTTCCATGGGCGCTGTCAGCTTGCCGCTGAACAACGGCAATCTGACTATGCCGCGCGTGCTGGGTAATACCCAGGTCGCCTACCTTGGCGCTGAAGAGGACATCCCCGTCACCGATATGCAGTTCGGTGATCTGAAACTGTCGTCGAAAAAAGCGGCCGCCATCGTGCCGATCTCCAATGATCTGCTCGCCCAGTCGGGCGTTAACCCGCGCATCGACGGCCAGGTCAGCAACGACCTCGCTGTCTCCATGGGTCTGTCCGAGGACCTGCACTTCATCCGCAGTGCTGGCAGTGCAACCTTGCCGAAGGGCCTGCGCTACTGGGCGCCGGCGAGCAACGTGCTGGCCGCTCCGGCAGGTGCCACCCTGGCCATCGTTGATCTGTACTTGGGCGGCATGATGCTACGTCTGGAGGCTGCCAACGTGAACCTCGCCGCCTGTGGCTGGCTGATGGCGCCCCGCGTGCTGCGCTGGTTGCAGACCCTGCGTGATGGCAATGGCAACAAGGCTTACCCAGAGATCGATCAAGGTCAGCTCAAGGGCTACAAGGTGGCGCTGACCACGCAAATCCCGGTGAACCTGGGCGCTGGTGGCAACGAGTCCGAAATCTACTTCGTGAACTTCGCTGACTGCTACATCGGCGAAGACGCCAGCCTGGCTATCGCCATCAGCACCGAGGCCTCTTACAAGGACGCCAATGGCAATACGGTCAGTGCGTTCCAGCGCGACCAAACCTTGATCCGCGTGATCAGCAAGCACGACTTTGGCCCGCGTCACGTCGAGTCCGTCGCGGTCGGTACCGGCATCACTTGGGGCGCCGGTATGTGATCCCCTGGCCCTGCCACTGGGCGGGGCCGCTTCCTGATGCTGCATTCGAGGTATTGAACATGAGCAAGCCGAGCAACGATTTAGTCATCGTCACTTTCGCCAAGCCTTGGCGTGGTTATTCGCCGACCGAGGTGGCGGGCTTTTCCCAGGAAACCGTGGACGCGCTGGTCAAGGGCGGTGTCGCGTCTCTCCATGACGGCAAAACAGCGCCCAGCCCGGCCAAGTTCACGGCGACCAAGCCGCCGGGCAAGGGCGCGCCGAAAGCACCAGCCAAGGCCGAGGTACCGCCAGTGGTGGTCCCTGGCTCTGACGAAACCGAGCCAGGATCGGAGACCGATGGCGGCACTAGCGGTACGTCGGGTGAAGATGGCCCGCCTGCCGGTGACGCGGGTGACGACGGCGACGACGACGAGAAGCCGTAACCATGGCCCGGCGCATTGCGTACACGGGTGATCCCGTGCTGACGCTGGCACAGGTGGCCTATCAGTGCCGCCTCGATCCAGAAGACACGGTGCCAGAGCTGATCGAAGGCTTGATCATTCCCGGCGTGACCGCCCAGGCCGAAGAGCGGACCGGCGCCGGTATCCGGCAGGCCGAGTACGAAGAGGAATGGCCCGCGCATTTTGGATCGGGTCGTCCGCTGGACATCGGCCAGGCCACGGCGATCATTTCGATCAGCCGCGTCCTGGCCGATGGTAGCGACGAGTTACTGACCGTCGCCCATGTCCTGCGAAACCGGGGCAAGGAAAGCTTTTTGTACTTCCCGGATGGTCGCCCCGAGGGTGATTTGCTCATTCGCTACGAGGCCGGTACCGACCTCGATGTTCATCCGTCCGTGCGTACCTGGTTGCTGATGCAAGCCGCCACGGCTCACGAAAACCGCGAAACGTTGGTGGTAGGTGCCACCCTGGCTGAGCTGCCCA